AGCAACGGTTGAAGTTGCTTTTGATTCTAATTTAGCAGAGGTCATGGAAGAGGGAGATCTTGGTCAAATATCAAATGATTTGATTGGGAGCATTGACGATGATTTCTCATCTAGACAGGATTGGGAAGACACATACAAGCGTGGTCTAGATTACTTGGGAATGCAGAATGAAGAAAGAGTTGAGCCTTTTGAAGGTTCCTCTGGCGTTGTTCATCCACTTTTGGCTGAAAGTGTTACACAATTTCAAGCACAGGCGTACCGTGAGATGTTGCCTGCTACTGGTCCTGTAAGAACACAGGTAATTGGTGCGCAAAACGAACAGCTTACAAAGCAAGCTGAACGTGTAAAAGACTACATGAACTACATGATTACCTATGAAATGGAAGAATATGACCCAGAAATGGATCAAATGCTGTTTTATCTTCCGATTGTAGGCTCAACATTCAAAAAAGTTTACTTTGACCCTCTAAAAGGCCGTGCAGTAAGTCAATTTGTGCATGCTGAAGACTTGGTTGTGCCTTATGGGGCTACAGATTTACCCACATGTCCCAGAATTACGCATGTAATTAAGATGGATTCAAACGAAGTTAGAAAACTTCAGTTGGCAGGATTCTATCGTAACGTTGATTTGCCCGATAATGGGTCAAGTGGCGAAGAAATGTCAGAGGTTCAAGAGACAATAAACGAAATACAGGGTGTTCACCCTAGTAATGCGTCTGTTGAACTAACATTATACGAGGTTCATACCGATTTAGACCTCAAAGGCTTTGAAGATATGGGTAGTGATGGCGCTCCTAGCGGCCTAAAACTGCCATATATCGTTACAATCGTGGAAGATACAGGCGAAGTTCTTTCAATTCGTAGAAATTACGAAGAAACAGACACAATGATGCGGCGCAAGGACTATTTTGTGCATTATAAGTTTCTTCCAGGGCTAGGTTTCTATGGTCTTGGTCTTACGCACATGATTGGTGGTTTGGCGCAAGCTTCTACCTCTATTTTACGTCAATTAATTGATGCAGGTACGCTTTCTAACTTGCCTGCGGGGTTTAAAGCACGAGGCGCAAGGATTCGAGAGGAAGATAATCCTCTACAGCCTGGAGAGTTCAGAGATATAGACGTTGCAGGCTCTGATATTCGATCATCTTTGATGCCTTTGCCATTTAAAGAGCCTTCAGGCACATTGTATAACCTTTTGGGTACTCTCGTGGACGCAGGGCGGCGTTTTGCGGCTATGGCAGACATGAAAATAGCCGAAATGGGCGGTGAAACGCCTGTTGGAACAACAATGGCTATCATGGAGCGTGGCACAAAAGTGATGTCTGCGATTCATAAACGCATGCATTATTCGCAAAAAATTGAGTTTAAATTACTATCAAAAGTCTTTTCTGAAACCATTCAGATGTATCCGTATATGCCATCAACAGAGTTTGGCCCCGAGATATTTGCACAAGACTTTGACGCGAGGGTTGATGTTCTTCCTGTCAGTGATCCGAATATCTTTTCAATGGCACAGCGCATTGCGCTTGCACAAACACAGTTACAGCTAGTGCAATCAAACCCACAGATTCACGGTGGGCCGCAAGGATTGTATCAAGCATATCGTAAAATGTATGAGGCGCTTGGCGTAAACAACATTGACTCAATACTACCACCGCCTCCACAACCAATGCCAATAAACGCCGCTATGGAAAACAAGATTGCGATTACTGGCGGTATGCCTCAAGCGTTTCCGCAGCAAGATCATAAAGCTCATATGGAAACACATTTGGCGATTATGGCAACGCCTGTGGTTCAAACAAATCCACAAGCTATGGCAACGCTACAAGGACATATTCAAGAACACATTGGTATGTTGGCAGAACAACAAGCACAGCAAATGGTTATGGAACAAGCAGGGCCAGAGGTTCAGCAAAATCCAGAGGCCATGCAGATGCTACAGCCTGCAATTGAACGTCAAGCGGCGATGCTTATTGCTGAACTTACTGAAGAATTTACACAAACAGTTGAGCCTGTGGGTGAGGGAACCGATCCTCTTGTTGCAATTAGGCAACAGGAACTACAACTAAAAGCAGCAGATATGGAACGTAAATCTACAGAGTTTGACGCCAAGCAAGAACTAGAGCGTGAGAAAGAAATGATGGACGCTAGTTTGGCTCAAGAAAGGCTAAACTTACAGCAAGACGCTTTAGCCGATAAAACACGAGTCGCTGAAGATCGTATTCAAACACAAAGGGATATCGCGGCTATCAACGCGCAAATGAAAGGAGTCAGACAATGACCAGTAGTGTAAGGGCTAAAATGGCTCAAGTTGAAAAAGAAAAGAAAGTAGCTAAAAGACAAGCTATGACTGCTCCAGAAGTAGTTACAGAAATGGTTCGTGCTCGTAGCGATAAAGGACATTATATAGCAGATGACCCAAGCACCCCAGAAAACGAAGCGTGGGTTGAAAAGCCTAAAAAGAAAGCGGCTCCTAAAAAGAAAGCCCCTGCCAAAAAGAAAACCGCAAAAAAAGACTAGCGGTAGTATAACAAAACGCTTTAGCAAAATAGCTATACCCCAAAAATTTCAGGGTATTTTCTAAAACTCTGGGATAAATACTTGTATTCTCCTATGGATTGTATAATGTCCTAGTATGGAGATCGCATGGACGCACTAAATCTAGCTGAATACCTCTACAAAAAGTTACGTCAACGCCGTGATGACATACAGGTGTCTTTAGGCACAGGTAACATTGGCTCGTTTGATGATTACAAATATGCAGTTGGGCAGATCAAAGGTTTGACGTTCATGGAAGAAGAAATAAAAACAGCAATGAGAAATATTGAGCTATCAGATGACTAAAAAACTATATGTGCCTGAGCATTTAACAGTAAAACCAAAGGGTATGGAGAATATTCCTACACCTATAAAAACTGCTTTTGGAAAAGATAAAGAAGAAAGCAAGAACGAAAACGACCCTTCTAAAATGGAAGCTTCAGCGTTAGAGCGTCTTCCACAACCAACTGGATATAGAATGTTAATCATTCCGTATTATCCAAGCGAGAAAACAAAAGGTGGTGTGTACGTTCCAGATCAAGTTAGAGATCGTGAAGCATTCGCAACAGTAGCAGCGTATGTCGTAAAACTTGGCCCCGATGCATACCAAGACTCCCAGAAGTTCCCAACTGGTTCGTGGTGTTCTGAAAAAGATTGGGTTCTTATAGGAAGATATGCTGGAAATAGGTTTAAAGTGGAAGGACTTGAGGTTCGTATTATAAATGACGATAATATTATAGCCACGATACTTGACCCCAAAGATATTTCGTATGTATAAGATAACAGAGGAGAGTTTTTGTTATGCAGGCAGAAGCCCAAGAAAAAGAAATTGAAGAAGTAACATCTGTAGAAATAGAGGATGATTCAGAGGTCATTGAAGAGTCTTCTGAAGAGCAGCAACAAGCATCTTCTGATGATAGCTCTAATGATGAGCAAGAGCTTAGGGATTACGAGTCTCCTAATAAAAAACAAAGCTCTAAAAAAGATGCGCAAAGCAGAATACAACATTTAACCGCGTTAAGAAAAAAGGCTGAAGAAGAAGCCGCTGCCGCAGTTGAGTATGCGCAGCAAGTTAAAGCTCAAAATGAAGAATACAAAAAACGCCTTTCAACTTTAGACAAAGGATACATGTCTGAGTATGAGGGAAGAGTTACAACGCAGGAAGCTCAAGCAAAACGTGCATTAGCAGAAGCACATGAAGCAGGAGACTATGAAAAATTAGCGGATGCTCAAACAGCGATATCACAAATTGCTATTGAAAAAGAGCGTCTTCGCTTACAAAAACAACGTTCTGAACAGCAGGCTCAAGAATATGCTGCTCAACAAGAACAGATGCAACAGCAGCCCCGTCAACAAGCCCCTCAACCACAGCGTGACCCAAAGCTAGAGTCATGGTTAGAAAAAAACAAGTGGTTTGGTTCTGATAAGGTTATGACAGGTGCTGCAAGGGCAATTCACGAAACGTTAGTTGCGGAAGAAGGGTATAACCCTACAACCGATGAATATTACGCGGAGATTGATCGGCGCATGCGTTTTGAAATGCCTAATAAGTTTGCGAGTAACAAGAAAAACGTCCAATCTGTTACTCCTTCAGGGAACGGTAGTCGTTCACTGGTAAATGGACGGAAAAAGCAAGTGGATCTAAACCCTGGTCAAGTCGCATTGGCTAATAAGTTAAAGATACCCTTGGAAAAATACGCTGCTGAAGTGGCGAAACTAGAGAATCGGAGAGACTAATGGCGGATCGTACCCCACGAGAAACAGAAACTCGGCAAAGCCAAGAACGTAAAGTTTGGAGGCCAGGAACAGCATTAGAAGCTCCAGAACCACCTTTAGGGTATAAGCATCGTTGGATTCGAGAATCCGTGATGGAGTTTGATGACAAAACTAACGTACATAAGAGACGGCAAGAAGGATATGATCTCGTTCGTGCAGAGGAATATCCAGAATACACAGGTCCAGTTGTAGATGAGGGGCGAAACGCAGGCATTATAGGTGTCGGCGGTCTAGTATTAGCTCGTATTCCACAGGAGTTGGCAGATCAACGCAATCAGCACTACCAGAAGACTACACAAAATCAGATGGATGCTGTTGATCGTGATTGGATGCGCGAAAATAATCCTGCGATGCCAAAAATGGCACCACAACGTAAATCAAGTGTGAGTTTCGGCTCACGACCTAAATCTGATGGAGATTAAAGATGGCGAATTTAGACGCACCTTTTGGCCTTCGTCCTGCTCGTACAAGTATAAGCTCTCAACAGCAAAATCGTTACCGAATTGCTGCAAACTACAACACCTCTATTTTTCAGGGTGATCTAGTTGCAATGGTAACTGGTGGCGGTATTGAGAGGGTTGCGGCGGGTGGTTCAGGATTTATTCTAGGCGTTTTCAACGGCTGTGAATTTACTGATCCAAGCACAGGAAAGCCAAGATTTTCAAACCACTATCCTGCAAACACAAATGCATCTGACATTATAGCTAATGTTATTGATGATCCAAATGCAGTGTTTGAAATCCAAGCTGATGCTGCATTTCCAGTAACAGACTTGGCAGGTAACTACGATATTCTAGCAACAGCAGGAGATACCGTATCTGGTACTTCTCGTATAGAGCTAGAAGTAGGAACTGCGGATAGTACGGTAGCAACCCTACCACTAAAAGCAATCGATATTTCTCAAGATCCTGAGAATAGCGATGCATCATCGGCAAATACAAACGTAATTGTCAGAATTAACAACCACCTGTTCAGTGCTGGCACTGCGGGTCTATCTTAAGGAGACTGAGTTATGGCTATTTCAAGATCCCAACTCGTCAAAGAGCTAGAACCTGGGCTTAACGCACTTTTTGGTATGGAATATGACCGCTATGAAAGTGAGCATGCAGAAATTTTTGAAACAGAGGCATCTGATCGTGCTTTTGAAGAAGAAGTAATGCTTGTTGGCTTTGGTAATGCTCCAACTAAAAGCGAAGGTGCGGGTGTGCAATTTGATAATGCAAACGAAGCGTTTACTGCTCGTTATTCACACGAAACAGTAGCTCTTGCTTTCGCATTAACGGAAGAAGCTGTTGAAGATAATCTGTATGACCGCCTTGGCGCTCGTTATACAAGAGCATTAGCTCGTTCAATGGCTCATACAAAGCAAATCAAAGCAGCGGCTGTTTTAAACAACGCTTTTGATGCTAACTTTACTGGCGGTGACGGTGTTGAGCTATGCGCAACTAACCACCCACTATCTGGTGGTGGTACGTTCCGTAATGAGTTGGCAACTGCTTCTGACCTCAACGAAACTTCACTTGAGAATGCTCTTATTGACATCTCAACATTCGTTGATGAACGTAATATGATTGTCGCAATGCGTGGACTTAAACTAATTGTTCCTCCGCAATTAAAATTTGTTGCGGATCGTCTATTAGAATCAACTCTTCGTGTTGGTACTGCTGACAATGATATTAACGCAATCCGTAACATGGGTATGTTGCCAGAAGGTTACACTGTTAACCATTTCTTGACAGACCCAGATGCGTTCTTCATTAAAACAGACGCTCCAAATGGCTTTAAGCACTTTGAGCGTTCTCCAATGAGAACAAATATGGAAGCAGATTTTGACACAGGTAACATGAGATTCAAGGCTCGTGAGCGTTATAGCTTTGGCTTTAGCGACCCACGTTGTGTTTTTGGTTCACCTGGAGCATAATTTGTGTTAAAATAGGGCATGGACATTTTTCATGTTTTTGCTCCTTAAACTTGGAGGCGGCGCGAGTCGCCTCTTTCTTTTTGTTAAATATGTGGTATTGTGTGTTTATCCCTGACAGCGGCATGGGGCTGCTGACTCAACCCAAGACAGGAGATCGACATGGGTACAACAACTTTTTCAGGTCCAGTATTAGCAGGACCAATTAAACAAACCACGGGTACAACCCTTGGTTCAGATATCAAAAACACTGGTCATGTGGTGATGTCTCAGACATTTTCAGCAGACTTATCTGGTGGAGCGTTAGCTGCACAAGTTACTGACGTTGTAATTCCTGCAAACTCTCAAATTATTGACTGTGTTATTGATGTTATCACGGCGGCTAATACCTCAACAAACTTGAGTGTTGGTGATACCGTAGGTGGCGCAGCTACTATTTTGAACACATTTGCAAGTGGAACAGATGCAGGACGCAAATATCCGACTACACAAGCAGGTGCGGCATTAGCATGGCAGGATACAGGAACAGCGGATATTCGTTTAACTGTCACTGCTTCTGCTTCAACAAATGCGGGTTTGGTTCGTTTTACAATTCTGTATGCTCAAAACAATAACCTAGCGTAATAGGAGGCTAGTATGGCAGGTCCAGTACAAGCATTTAATTTTACGCAAGGAGATTCTGCGGCTGTTGTTGGCCCCGCACGTTCACGCATTCGTCAAATTGTAATATTTGCAGACGCGGCAGGAGCTTTCACAATTAAAGATGGGAGTGGTTCAGGTGCTACGTTACTTACTCAAACCTTTCCAACAGGTTTACATCACTTAAATATTCCAGATGATGGGATACTTGCTACAAATGGTGCGTTTGTTAGTGCGTTTACAGGAAGCAGCAATCAACTGACGATCTTCCTGTCTTAAAGGTGTAATATGGCTCGTAAAAGAGACAAAATGCCTGCAAGAAACAAAAAGAATTTCCGCCCCACGAAAAAGGGGGCGGGAATGACCAAAGCGGGTGTTGCTGCTTACAGGCGAAAAAACCCAGGATCTAAGTTAAAAACGGCGGTCACTGGTAAAGTAAAGCCTGGAAGTAAAGCTGCAAAAAGGCGTAAGTCATTTTGCGCTCGTTCCGCAGGTCAAATGAAGAAGTTTCCTAAAGCTGCAAAGAATCCCAACTCACGTTTAAGACAGGCTAGAAAAAGGTGGAAATGTTGAACAAA